AGGTAAATAATGAAATTTTTTACTATTAAAAGTTATTGTATTTCCATCTTTTTTTGTACCTACTGAAGGATCTCTTTTCCCGTTTTGTAATCGGTGTATTGTAGATTTTTTATTATTATTATTTATTTTAAATACTTCAACAAAAGTAACTAAAGTTGTGATGCTCATAATCCAAGAGATGCACGTTGACTTCTAGAATTTTTTAACGACCCAAACGCTTGTGCTTTACCTGCTTGTGCACCACGTTTTGCAGCAGCACCAATAATTTCAGGAACAGCAGATTTTGGAACGTACTCATCACCATTAAAGTTTAATGTAGGTCCTGTATATTCAACGATTGTGCTACCAGTACTGCCTGCAACTGTACCAGCGTCTCCAGAACCACCTGGAATAACATTACCACCTCTAGCACCTGCTGAGTATCTAGACATCGCACCAGCCATTTTAGAGGCTGGAATAATATACTCTGATTCACCACCCTCTCCTATCAATCCCATAGTAGGAGAATTTACAACGCCACCCTGTTGAAAAGCTTTAAATCCACCTGTTCTATAAAAGCCACCTTGGGCTGTATCTACTATTCCAGGTGTTTGAATGTCATTGTAATTTCCACCACCAAAGTTTATATTGCTAAATATGCTCGTAAATGCTTTGTTTAGAAACAAACTTGCAAGTTGTCTTGCTACATCTGCTAATACTTGTCCTAATGTTCTAGATCCTTCAATTAATCCCATCACAGCATTTGTCATACCACCAGCAAGAATTGATCTTATTTCTTCTTGAGTTGCTTTTTGTTCATCTAATATTTTATTTCTTTCTTTTAATGCCTCATTACCTTCTACTAAAGCTCTAACTTCTGCGTGTCTTTCGGGAGGTAAATCTTTTACTAAATCTCTAATTGTTTTTTCTATTTTAGCCTTATCCTCGCCTAAAGTTAAAGTTTCTTCTAAAAATAATTTCTCTTCACTTAATTTACCAATAGTACTATCAATTAAGTTTTGTCGTTTTTCCTCAACAGCAGTATTTAATTCATTAGTTTTAAGTTCAGCAGTTTTATTTGCAATAGCTATTTTGCCTGAATCTCCTTGAGCTTGAGCAATAGCAAGTGCCTGTTCCGCTATAATAAGTGCTTGTCTTTTACGAACAACCTCTTCATTTAATAAATCATCGCCTACCTTTTGTAATGCAATACGTTTATTTAAAACATTTAAATCATATTTAGAAAAGTCTTGAGAACCACCACCAGTACCGCCAGGTGTTTTACCTGTTGTTATATCTTTAGCGTTCTTCTTAAGAATATCCTGTGAATATTCTGTTAAAAGTTTATCGTATAATGGTTTATTACCAACCACTCCAAAACGAGAAGTTTCAGAAGCTGCTCTAGACATTGCGTCTTGATATGCTTGTGGATCTGTATTAGCAGCAGCCCTTTGTATTGCTGGACCTGTTAATGTTTTTATAAAATCTTCAGCTAAATTGATAATAGTAATAAAAGCAGGTGCTAGTTCACTAGATAGAGTTAAAAATAGTCTTGAAGCTTCTCTTTGTAATTCGTCAAATGCAGAATCTAATTCCATTAAAGAAATAACACCTTTTGTGCCAATCATTTGTGCAAATTTTTGATTGATAATAGCTTCTGCCTGTCTTACTTTGCCTACTTGAATTAAACTTTCTATTTGTTTCTGTGTCGCTTGATCGACTTCAAATCCTAATTGTTTTAATTTATCTAAACCTAAATTTGCATCTTTTAAAGCATTACCTACATCTCTTGCTGAATCAGCAAATTTCTGCATCGAGCTTATTAAAGCAGTTACAGCAATAGAACCAGCAAAACCACCACCAGGACTTAAGGCTTCTCCTAAACCACCACCTAGTGCACCACCAATAGCTTGTAAAGGACCACCACCAAATAACAAAGGAAAACCACCACCAATTAAAGTGCTCTTTAAAATACTTGCTCTTCTTGTTGAAGCTCTTAATAATTTTTCTTCATTAGCTAAATTCTTTTGAGTTTGTATATTAATTTCTTTAGCAGTTCTTAACTGTTGTTTATCAATCGCAAGGTTACTTCTGTTTAATTGAGTTATTAATTCTTCCTTTTTACCCTGACTAATTTGTGATTGTTTAATTCTATTTTCAATAGCTAATCGTTGCTCCTTTATAGCGTTAATTTGATCTTCTGTAGTACCAGGAGAACCACTACTTGTTCTTGCAGGCCTAGGTAAACGACTACTTTGACCTAACAACTGAGATTCATTTAGTTGTATGTTTACTTCTGCAATACGATTTTCAAGCTGTCTAAATTCTTGACTACCAAGCTTTACCTTATTTTTTAAAGCTTCTAGTCTAGATATGTAATTATTTAAACCATCTATAGATTGTGTTATATCTGTTTGACTTATTAAATCAGTAACTAAATCTTTATTACCTCCTCTTGATCCAAGAGTACGACTTTGATCTCCTAATCGTTTATTCCTATCTTGAAATAAAGCTTGTTCTCCTCTTTGTACAGCCTGAAGTGTAGATGTATATTCTGAATTACTACGAGATAAACCTTTTAACCTGTCTCTTAATGCAGAGACTTGTGTACTCATTTTATTAGTAGAACCAGTAAATTTTCTTTGTGCTCCATCAGCAGTGCTTAATGAACGAACATATTCATTAAGTGCTTTATTAGCTTTATTTAAAGAAGCAACTTGTTGCTTTACTCTAGGACTAGCATTTTCACGAGCTTGTCTAGTTTCGCTTGTACTTAAATTTAATCCTGTACCTTTGATATTTCTTGTTCTTGATCTGACACGATTTAGTTGTAAACCTGTTTGGTTTATTTTTTGTACTTTTCTCTGTATAAGACCTAATTCTTTTGCTAACTTTTTTAAATCTCTAAGATTTGTATATATAAATAACGTCTTTTGATAATCAGCAGCCACTGCTTTTTAAATTACTATTGTCTATATATTAAACTAAAATATGAAATTTACCTACGTCTACGAGCTTTTTCCATTTCTTTTTCTTGATCTTCATTTAATACTTGAAAATAAGCACTCCAACCAATAACTTCCTCTAAAGTCATTTGCCTTACTTCTGTAAGACTCATACCTAACTCTTTTGCAATACCAAACTGCAACATCATTAAATTATCTTTTCGCAGTTCAGCACTTAATCTTTTGGGTCAATAGGTTCTTCCTCTTCTTTTAATATCGTTAACATTAACTTTTGTAAATCAGAATCTCTTACTTCATTCTTCAATACATCTATTTCACCTGGTTGAAATAATTTTTCTCCATTTTCATCCTGTGCTTTTGTTAATAATAAGCGTAAAGCAAATTCATTGGCATCATCAGACCTTGCCATTTTTTGTGCTCTTTCTTTTTCAGCTAATGTAAGAGGTGTTACCCACATTTCAAAAACAGTTCCATCAGATAATGTAACTTCTTTTCTTGTAGCTTCTAAATTTGCAGCCTTACGCAAGCGATCTATCGCTCGCATAGTTTTGGTTGATGCCATAAAAATAATATTATAGTTATCTCATTCTAATCTAACTACAGAGAAAACTCAACCTTTTATGCAGCAGCAGAGAAATCAAATGTTGGTTGTGAAGCAGGTCTAAATTCTACTGTTACAGATTGTGCATCATCTGGATTAACATTCATTGCAGCAGAAGTTAGTGTTGCATCAAATTCAATAAATCTACTTAATGTGTCACTAACGGAACCACCAGTAAATACCTGATCTATATATAGTTTTAACGATGCACCAACTTGCTGTCTTTGCAATACGTCTTGCACCATACGATTAACAAGAGCAGTATCTTCATTTGTCATGTAAGCAGTAGCAGAACCTGTACCATCACCAAAACCTGCAATATATTTTCTAAATGGAACAAATTGTGTTGGAGTGCCACCAATAGTTGTTACATCTATTTCTTCTCTTGATATTTCAAATGTCCATTCTCTAACCTGTGAAACGCTAGTAAAATCTGCATAAGCTACTTGAAACTCATTTGGAGATGCTGCTGTTCCAACATCAGTAATATTTAACGCTGAACCGCCAGAGGTTGCTGATACCTGTAATGCTCCTGTTGTGGCTGTATATGCAATTACATAAAAAGTATCAGAAGTAGTCAACCCTGCTGGTAATGTACCCGTTCCAGATCCACCAGTTTGTGAGTTAATAACACTGAATTTAACAGGATCACCTACTTTGAAATTTAAATAAGTTTCAACAGTAATAGTTTCAGTACCAATGTTTACACCAGCCGTACCAAAAGTACCTTTAGTACCAGCAGGTTTATAATATAAAGCTCCAGATGTTCCAGATAGACAGGTTACAGCCATGATTCTTAAAAAGAATTGTATATCCTATACATTAGCGTGTTTTTTGCATTTTGTTAATCATAAAACAGTAGCAAAATAAGAAGTATCTATTCTGCCTTCAAATAAAGGAGGATTTTCTGTAGTAGAAAATGTTGGTCCACTGATATCACCCGTTCTAAAAAATACTCCAGAATTTGTTTTTGCAGTAGCATTTAGTGTTTCTATTACATTAACAGCAGTAGTAATTAGTGTCTGATTTCTTGCAGGTCCTTTACCTTTTTCACAATAAACACGAATAACTATTGCACCTCTGGCATTGTCAACACTAGAACCTAAAGTTACTTCATTTGTTATTCCAAAACTAACATCTACTCGTACATATTCTGTAACACTACTTAACGGAGCAGCAGTAATATTGTCAAAAAATACTGGAACTGAGGGAGATAAATTTGTAAAGGCAGTAAGCAGAGGATTTTCTATTGCTGCTCTAATTGATTGATAATTCATAAATTTTTATCTTTTAGATTTAAAAGCTCTGTCAACACCTATTTTTAAACTTCTATTAGCTCGACCATCTTGTATAAACTTTACATACCAATTTAATGGTGCGGTTATTTGTGAACCACCTGCACCCAAAGCAATATCTCCTCTTAAAGTTGGTACTTCGTGATCTCTTTGCCCAGATTGAGCTTCTCCTTGTGGACTTCTACCTTTGCCTGGTCTTGGAAAATTTCGTGTTACATTTAAAAAAAATCTACCTTCTTGTAAATCCATAGCATAAGGTGCATATTCGGATTGATTTACAATTTCATACTTTGCAACTCGACCAGCTTCATTTTTATTTACTGCAAGTTCTGGAATATTATTAAGTTGATAAGGATAAGAACCTCCACCACCGCCAGATGCGCCACTTCCTTTTGGAATTGCAACCCATTCATTTCTAAAATGACCATCCCAATAAGGCCCTGCTTCAGCTAATCCGTTTATCATTTCTAAAGCAGCATCTCTAGCTGCATCATTTGCTTCTTTAATCATATCTTCAGTCATAAAACGAGCATCTCTTCTTTGTGTTCCAAAGTATCTTCTTCCTTTTTTAGAATAAATTGCCATTACTGCACCTTTACTGATAAAGAATGATATACAGGTTTATCTCCCCTGTATGTTCTAACTGATATTATCTTACCTTCTACTGTAGAACCTGCCTGAGTATATTGAATACGATCTGCCTGTGTTGGATAATAGTCACCTAATTCTTCTGCACCAATTAATACTGTTATATTCGTTCCTTGCAATATACCATCAGTTTCATTTGAATTAACAACTGAAATAATTCCTTTTACAGTTACATTTGTATCAGATCCAGTAACAGCACCAGTTGTGGGATTATATGTACGAGGTGTTGTTGTTTTGATATAAGTTATATTCTGACCAAATTGAGATAAAATTTGTGTCGGAATACTTTTAAAAATATCATCTATTGCTGCCATATTATCCCCTCATCACTCTTACCTGATAACTACCACTACCACCAGAACAATATGCACCAAGAAAACTTTGTAGCCAAGGATATACGTCAAAGATATTATTTACAGTTCCTGTGCTTTGAGAACTTTTATTGTATTTAACTTTTAAATCACCTAATTCAACTTCTGCTGGAACACCTGCTGTACCTGTATTACCTGTAATTGCATCAGTATCATTTGCTAAAGCCCTAGCTAATTCATATTGTGCATATTTAATATTTAAAGGAATAGTTGAACAACTTAACTCAACTCTATCTACCTGATAATTAGTTCTAGGAAATTTAAGTGCTTGATTTTCGTCACATCTATCTCCATAAAAAACTAAATTATCTATTTCTCTAGTTGCTGATATTAGTGCTCTATTCTTTTGATCGTCTGTTTTATTAGTCCAAGTGCTTGAATCAGGTACAGTTTCAAAGTAACTATTAGCTTCTGCCAATGTGACATAGCTATTTGCAGTTTCACTTTTTATAGTTGCATTTATGGTGGCTGCCACGATCCAATAAGTAATTTAGTTTTATTGTAGCGTAAAGAAAAAACCCCACCAATATTTGGTGAGGTTTGATGACCACATTTTAATCT